AGGTAAGGATTCTCTGATGGGACTACTCGACTTCTTCCGCAAGCGGGTCAACGATGACGCGAAGTACATGCAGTCGAGCGTGTCTGTGATGTCGCTCGGCTATCAGGGCATGTCGTCGCAGTTCTCTATGCGTCACAGCGTCGAGGCGTACCGCTCGTGGGTATACGCGGCAGCAACGATCAATGCGCAGGCGGTGGCATCCGTGCCGCTGCGAATGTATGTGCGCACGAATGTGGCAAGCAAAAGCAAACTTTGGCAGACGCGACCCGTTCCAAGGCGGCGCAAGGCATATCTACATGGCGATCTTGCGCAGAAGCCAAGCGTGTCTGTGATCAAGTCTGCGCAGTTGGCAGGTGACTTCGAGGAAGTCGTGGACGCGCATCCAGTCCTTGAACTACTGCGTCGTCCAAGCAAATATGAGGACGGATTCATGCAGGCGTGTCAGCGCATCCTGTTCCTTGAGTTGTGCGGCAACGCCTACCTGCATATTGTGATGGATGAGGCGCTCGGCGTGCCGAGTGCGCTGTACACCGTGCCAGCGCAGCATGTCACGATTCAGCCTGGCAAGGAACAACTCGTCGATCACTACCTGTATGGCACGAACGCGGCGCAGATGCAGCGGTTCGAGTTAGACGAGATCATCCACTTCAAGCGACCGAACCCGCGCAGCCTGTTCTACGGCGCAGGCAAGGTCGAGGCGGCGTGGGCGGCGATCCAACTCAACACGGCGACACACGAGATGGACCTCGGGTACGCGCAGAACCTGCAGCGACCCGACTTCGCAGCGATTGTCAAGGGCGGCGCAAGCGAGCAAGCGATGCGGCGCTTTGAGGAGTCGATGCGCTCGCTGCACCAAGGCGGTCGCAAGGCAGGTCGCATGGTGGCGATCTCGGGCGACATCACGCTGCAGCCGCTGTCGTTCCCAAACAAGGACACGAACGGGCGTGATGACATCGTCGAGGAGATTGCTGCTGTATTTGGTGTGCCAGTCACGATGCTCAAAGCCAATGATCCTAATTTGGCGTCATCGCAAACTGGATCGCAAATGTGGCGCGAGTTCACCGTGCAACCGATCTGTGCGCTCGATGAAAATGTGTTGAACAACTCGCTGCTGCCGCTGTTCGGCATCGAGGACTCGGCATATCTCGCGTATGACAATGCAGTACCCGAGAACCGTGACGCGGACTCGCGCGAGCGGCAGGCTGCGGTCGCAGGCGGGTGGCGCACACCGAACGAGGCGCGTCTCGAGGAGGGCTACGACGAGTTGCCCGACCCAGAGGCGAACAAACTGCATGTCGGCGCGTTGCCGCTCGGCGGTCTGCAGCAGCAGCCGTCGCAGTTCGGACCGCTGCAGTTGGCGCTCGGCAACCTTGCAACCCGCGAGCCCGTGGCACTGCCTGCGGCTGAGGTCGAGCCCGAGAAGGCGGTCGAGGTCGAGGCAAAGGCGGACGACTGCGTGGGCGACAAGGTGCGCATCCTCATCGGCGAGGGCTACGACCGCGATCAGGCGCTCGCCATCGCGTACGAGATGTGCGGCGAGAAGGCGGTCGAGGATGTGGACCTCAAGCCGACGGCTGAGATGGCGCGGCTCGCCGACCGTGGGCTGCAGTTGCGTGCCGAGTTCAATCGCGGCGGCACGGCGGTCGGCGTCGCGCGAGCGCGTGACATCGGCAACCGCACCAACCTATCGCCCGAGACCGTGCGGCGCATGGCATCGTATTTCGCGCGTCACCGCGTGGACCTCGAGGCGCAAGGCGCACGCCCAGGCGAGGACGGCTACCCGTCGGCGGGCGCGATCGCGTGGATGCTCTGGGGCGGCGACCCGACCGATCCAGACGGCGCAGGCGCGGCGTGGGCTGCTCGCAAGGTCGAGGAGATCGAGCGCCAGACCGAGACGAGCGCGAAGGCTGAACGCGAGGAGCGGCTCGATCGCGCCCGCAAGCGCATCGCGCAGTACGAGGCGCAGTCGTGGGCGGCGGCTCAGGACGGCACGATGGCGGACGAGATGCGCAAGCGCGTCGAGGCGGTCAACGAGCGGCAGGCGAAGATCATGTCGATCCTGAAGACGATTGCCGATAGCGTGGTCGAGGGCGACGAGTGAGCGACTTCAGCGACATCGAGGCGGCACTGCCTGACATCGAGCGGCAGCAGGACGAGACGGTCATCACGCTCGGCAAGTTGCTCGCCGCGCTCGAGGCTGGCAAGATCAAGCCCGAGAAGCGCGTCACGAGCGAGAAGGTCATGCGCGAGGTGGTCGAGATCGTCAAAGGCGAGAAGGGCGACCAAGGACCGCAGGGACCGCAGGGCGAGGTCGGACCCGCGGGACCGACGGGTCATGGCATGACCTACCTCGGCGAGTGGACACGCGGCACGCAGTTCCAACCGCTCGACATCGTCACGCTCGGCGACTCGACCTACATGGCGACCGACCTGACCAGAGACGAGCCGCCGTCGGGCTCGTGGCGACTACTCGTCAAGGCGGTACACGGTCAAGATGGCAAGCAAGGCGCGCAGGGACCCGTAGGAGCCACGGGACCGCAGGGACCGCAGGGAGAGACGGGTGCGGCGGGCTTGTCTTGGCAAGGCAACTACGAGGCGGGACGGCAGTACGCGGCAGGCGATGTGGTCGGGTACGAGGGCGGCTCGTATGTCTGCGTGCAGGCGACGGGACAGGCTCCGCCCAACGGCTTCGGCTGGCAGGTGCTCGCCGAGCCAGGCGACACGGGACCGCGCGGACCCAAGGGCGAGCGAGGCGCGGACGGGACGAGCGCGAGCCTTGCCGACGGCGACTACGGCGACATCACGGTCAGCGGGTCGGGCGCGACTTGGACGATCGACAGCGGCGCAGTCTCGCCGACCAAGATCAGCACGGGCGGTCCGTCGTGGACAACGGGTGGCGCGGTCACGGTCACGAGCCAGAGCGTCACGGCATCGACCGCGAGCACCACGACAGGCACGGGCGCACTCGTTGTCACAGGCGGCGTGGGCATCGGAGGCGCGGCGTACATCGGCGGCGCAGTTCGCGCGACCGCGAACACAGCGAGCACGACGACCTCGACGGGCGCACTCGTCGTCACGGGCGGCGTGGGCATTGGAGGTGCGCTCAATGCCAGCGCAGATTCGACGATCAACGGCGTGCTGATCGGTGTGAGCGGCACAGGTGCGGGTGTTGACCCATCGAACACAGCAGTAGGAGCGAGTGCGCTTGCAGGGAATACGGGAACTGTCTGTACTGCTATTGGAGTTAGCGCAGGTGAAGACAACACTGGCTTGAATGTGTGCGCATTTGGCTCAACTGCTGCGCAAGGAAACAGTGGCAATGATGTTATGGCGATTGGACTTGAGGCGTGTCTCCTCAACACGGGCGACTATGCGACAGGCGTTGGAACTGGTGCATGTGGTGCAAACACAGTCGAAGGAGCCGTTGGTATTGGATATTTCACCGCTGGCGCAGGTGGTGCAGGTGGGAACACTGGCACTGGACTTACCTGCATTGGATATTTAGCAGGCACAAAGAACACAAGTGGAGCAAACAACACATTCGTCGGGCGTGGATCAGGCGATCTCGTCACGACTGCAGGCAACAATACCTTCGTAGGCTTTGACGCGGGCGATCGACCGACAACTGGTGGAAGCAATATCTGCATTGGATCGAATGCAGATACGAGCGCAGCGAGCACGACGGGCGCGATCGTCATCGGCGTGGGCATTACAGCCGCGTCGAACGAGACGCTGATCGGCACGACATCCTGCACGAAGGTCACGCTCAACGGGTCCGCCGCAAATGTCGTTGTGAACCCTGGCAACATCATCCGCATCGCAACGACCAAGACACCGTCGAGCGCAGCCGACACAGGCACGACGGGCGATATCTGCTGGGACTCGTCGTACATTTATGTCTGCACGGCAACCAACACATGGAAGCGAGTGGCAATCTCAACATGGTGAACGAACGCATCGCACAACTTCGCGTCGATCCCGACTACATCGCGCAGCAGGTCCAGAGCGTCGTGGACTGCGTCAACGCGCTCGCACTCGAGAGCGACTCGCTGCAGGCGGCGTGTCATGCGAAATGGTTGTCGATCCTGCTCGAGTCGGACGACCCGTGGCTGCGCAACCAGTTGACCAAAGAGCAACTCGACAGCGTGGCGAACGCGATCGCGCTCTACATGGCACGCATCCTCTGAGGGCACGCATGAAAGACTTCAGCGAGATCAAGAAGGCGATCGAAGACCTGCAGCGACCTGCGCCCGAGGTCAAGGCGATCAAGGGCGACAAGGGCGATCGAGGCGAGCCAGGTCGCGGCTTCCGTTGGCGCGGCAAGGCGCACAAGGGCATGGGCTTCTCGACCAACGATGTCGTGCACTACGACGGCTCGGCGTGGATCTGCACGATGCCGACGACCGACCTGCCGCCGAGCGACTCGTGGTCGCTCATGGCAAAGGCAGTCAACGGCGTAAACGGGCTCGACGGTCGCGTGGGTCCGCAAGGTCCTGCAGGTCCGCGCGGCGCTGATGGACCGAAGGGCGAGCCTGGCGCAGCGGGACTCGTCTGGCAAGGCGCGTACCGCACGGGTCAGCAGTATGAAATCGGTGATGTTGTTTCTTACGACGGCGGCTCGTATGTGTGCGTGGCGCAAACAACGCAGCCGCCCGTGACGGGAAACGGTTGGCAGGTGCTCGCGGAGCGCGGCAAGGTTGGCATGCAGGGTCCGCGCGGCATCGTCGAAGAATCATCTATCACGCCTGCGAAGTTGAGCACTGGAGGTCCATCGTGGACAGTTGGCGGTCGAATGACCGTGTCGGGTAATGCGATGATCCTCGTAGGCACTCAAACGCCTGCAAGCAATGACGGCGGCAAGCCAGGCGAGATTGCATTCGGACTTGATGGCGGATCAGCCTATCTCTACTACTGCATCGCGAGTGGGAACTGGGCTCGTGTGCAGTTGACGCAACTCTATTGAGCCATGACCTGCAAGCACACGAAGCAGCAGGGCGAGTTGACTTGGCTCGACTGGCGAGCCGAGCGGCAGCAGATCACGATGCGCGGCAGCAAGCAGGTCGCGTCGCTCGCCGAACTCGAGGCGGAACTCATCGGTCAGTTTGCGCGCAGCATTGAGCGAGAACTGCGCAACATGAATGAATCTGCGGCGCGCGAGTTTGCACGAGCACTCAGACGCGGTGGCGGTAATGTGCAGGAAGCGTTGCGTCAGATGCAGCAGACCATCCGCGCAGATACACGAATCTCGAGAGAAGTTGCAGCGAAAATAGAGATTGCAGCGCAACAATATACGCGGCTCATTGTCGAGGCAGGGTTCCAAGCAGGCGCAAACAGCATTGATGTGCCAGAGTTGGCACTCACAAGCGAGCCGAGCCAAAGCGTCATCGACGCAACAAATCGCATCGCATCACGACTCGCGCAAACCGTGACGCGCACAGAAGCGCAGCGCATTGCAAACACGATCCGCGCAGGCATCGAGGAGAACCTCACAACGAGCGAGGTGCAGCGACTACTCCGCGAGCGCGGGCTCGACGCGACACGGGCGCAAGCCATCGCACGCACCGAGACCGCGCGCGCGTACAGCGACGGGCAGATCGCGTCGTGGGAGGACAGCACGGTCGTGCAGGGCAAGGTCTGGCTCGTGTCGCCGTTCGCGTGCGAGTTCTGCGAAGCAGCCGCCGCCGAGTTCGCCACGAAGCAAGTGGCACTCCGCGACAACTTCTACTCAGTCGGGCAGACGATCACGGGCATCGACGGCGGAACAATGACCATAGGATTCGATGACGTTTCGGGACCGCCGCTACATCCGAACTGTCGATGCAGCATCGACGCGGCGCTTGAGCCGCTGCCCGAGATCGAGGGTCCTGGCGCATTCGAGGTAACCGTCACATGATCAATAAGACACTCTCTTCGACCTTCAGCAGCGACGACGGCACGACATTCAAGGCGGTCATCACGACTGACACGATCGACCGCGACGGCGAGGTCGTCATCCCTGCGGGCATGAACAGCAAGGAGTACGAGCGCAACCCGACGCTGCTGTTCGGGCACAACGCCAACTGGCCGATCGGCAAGATGATCGAAC